GACCATCATTTTGCAATAATGACTAATGATACGAACAGGATACACATTACAAATGACGGCAACGTCGGCATCGGAACTACGGCACCATCAAGTAAATTAGAATTATCTTCAACTGCCACAACAACTATGCAAATAATGTCCACAGGAGCAGGATTAGGAGGTCGTGCAATTTTAGAAGACACAGACGGAGCAGGTTGCACAGAAATAACAGCATTAAACGGAACTCTAACAGCTCAGATAGTTGCTTGTCCATAACCAGCACTTTGAAAATAGAATTAAAATAATGTATAATCTTATTACGGTTGCCGACGGGCAGTAATAAGGCAGGAATTCGACACACCGAGTTTCTGTCTTTCCGTGTTTTATAAATAATTTTAGTGTGTAAAAATTATGGAAGATTTTAAAAAATTCTTGTTTATCAAGAAAGGGCTTCAATCTATCACGGTTAGTGGATATGTTGATGGAGTTAGAAGAATGGAGAAAAAACTAGGCAAGGAGCCAAGTAATTCTCAAATGGAAGAATATATTTATAAAATGTATAATTCTGATTATTCGTATTCGCACAAGACCAATACGGCACTGGCAATAGAAAGATATTCGGAGTTTCTTAACAGACCAATTAAATTAGGTCGCCAAAAGAAACCGAGAACGATTATCAAAGATACTTTAACCGAGGCAGAAGTAACTAGAATGATATTTTGTTGTAAAGATTTAAAAGAAAAAGCAATAATATCTTTACTGGCTTATAGTGGAATAAGAAACAAAGAATTGTGTAATTTGAAAGTAAAAGATTTTGATAGTGGAAGAAACGAAATCAGAATAATTCAAGGCAAAGGATTAAAAGACGGAGTTTCAGAAATATCAGCAGGTTGCTCGAAAATACTCCAACAATATATTCAAGTATATGATTTAGATGAAGAAGACTTTATGTTTTGGACTTATCAGGATAATCAATACACTGGAGGAGCTTTAAGAAAAAGAGTTAAAGTAATTTCAGCCAGAGCCAAGATAATGAAGCGAGTTTATCCACATCTTATGAGGCATTCGCTAGCCGTTAATCTTCTTATAAGAGGTTGTGATATTGTTTCGTTAAAGAACCAACTTCGCCATTCTATGTTAGAAACCACATTTCATTATTTAAATTCTATCGTTTTAAAAAATAAGGGAACATATAGTAAATTTCAACCAAGTTATTTATGAAAACAAAACAACAAAAAGGAATAATTCCAATTTGGGTAGCAGGATTACTTTCAGCAGTATTATTAGGATATGGTGGAGCAACAACTTCTACTTTATTTATTCATAGTAATACAAATACAGAACAAGATATACAGATAGCTTTAAATGAACAAAAAATTGAAACTATGAAAGAAATAATGAATGACATCAGAAAAGGTCAAAATCTTTTGTTAGATAAGTTTGAAATAAAAAGATAATGAAAAAACTTCTAACCGTATTAGGTTTAATAACTTTATGTATATATTTGGCTGTCATTTACAAAGAGCCAGTAGGTTTAGATTTAGTAGCCAAACCAATCATAATAATAGAAGAAACATATTTATCCTCAGCAGAAATAGATACTTTAAAAGTAGATAAAAAACTAAACAAAGAAGAAGAAAAGATTTTTGATAAAGTAGTAGAAAATGATATAATGGTATATGACCTTTCAACTATGAATGTAAAAGAAAAAGCACAAGACCATATAAACACTTTAAAGAAAGTAGGTGGAGAATACGAACAAGGAGAAAAGAATATCAACAAACAAATTAAGAATTTATTAGTTAAGTAAAATTATTATGCAGATATTTAGACCATTAAAGAGCCGATGGCTCACTCAAAAATTCCACGATAATCTTGCTTGTATTAAAACAGACATAAACGGAAATATAATTTTTCCAACAACTGTAACAAGTAAATGGAATAATCTTTGTCCTTCAGGATTTAAAGATTTTTATAAAGCAATGGGAATGAAATCACACGGAGGATTTGACCACGCCTGCTGGACTGGAGAACCTATTTATTTTCCAGTAGATGCAGATTGTAAATGGTGGGCTAGAAACGAAGTTGATGCAGACGGAGGAATAGGATTAGATATATTTTCAGACAGACCGATTGACATAGGGGAGTTGCCAGAAGAATGTGGTAAAATGGCACAAGACCAATTTAATGGAATTTATGGAGAACCTAAATACGGTTATGAGAAAGGAAAGGTATTCGTGAAATTTCGTTTTTGGCACTTAAGTAAAAGTTTAACATCTGATAGTAAAAACAATGTCGCAGGTAAGCCAGAAGGCTATCGTGAGATAAAGGTCAAGCTAGGGGACTTAATCGCTTTAGGAGGTAATTCTGGGGCTTCCAGTGCATCACATTTGCATTGGAGTATGAAGATAGTAGCTAACAATTCAATGACACTTGATGCTGACAACGGGTGGTTCGCAGCAGTAGATTTTGAAAAGTATTACACCGATAAGTTTGTAATAGATGTTTTAGACGATGTAAAAGAAAAAGCATTAACAGTAATTGAGTTAGCAAGAAAGGTCATCTTTCTAACTCAGCAATTTATTAGAAGTTTAATAAAATAAATATGGAAAAATATTTAAAAGTTTTAAAGAGTAGAACAGTATGGTCAATCGTAGCTCTGTTTGTTATAAGTGGAGTAGAAGGAATTAGAGAATTTATAAATCCTTCATTGCTTTCAGTTTTAAATGTTATACTACCAGCAATGGCAGTTTACTTTAGAATAAATCCAAAGCAAGAACTCAAAGAATAAGTATTATTAATTAATTATTTAAAAATATGACTGAAGAAATTTTAAATGACGAAGTTGTTGACAATGAGGTTGACAATGAAGAAGCAGAAGAAGAAACAGAAGAAGATGAGCTAGTCGAATAGGTCATCTAATTATTAGGAATCCAAACAAGTTCCTAATTTCGTTTGTTGTGGGATGAACCCACTTAAAAAGCACACCGTAATAAAGGTGTGTTTTTTAATTAAAAGGAGAAACTCCAGCAATAGAATACTGGAGTTTTTTCTCATTAAGAGAGAGCAGGAGTGGAATAGTTATTATTTAATCTGCTTTTTATTTAATTGTAAGCTCTCTCTTTTTTACCTCCAAAGAAGTATAATGCCCTTTAGCCTTTTGAAACTTAGTATTTTAAAATATTGTTTCTAGCGACTTTACAAAAAACATTTTTATTTACAAGGTTGGAAGTAACTTAATAGTAGCATATTTTTTAATAATAGTGTATAATTGTAGGACAGTAGAATATTTCATCAATTTCTGATACGATTGATGGGTAAAAATTCCTATATCTTCGTATCAGTAAAAAGATATGGGGATTTTTGCTTTTTACAACTAAATAATAAACCCCACATCTAAGGGCTTCGTGGAAAAACAGCTCTTTTAAACCGTTAGTAGATTTAACTGGGGAAGCAAGAACTTTTAAAGTATAGTTATTCTCGTTATAGGATGAGAGAAAAACCACTGCTTAAAGTTATAATCCCTGTTTCCCCCGATAAATTTATTAACATAAGGAATAATTGGGTTTCTATGAAATACAGCTTGGAAAATAGGAATAACTCGCCCAAAGGAAGAACCCCCTACCGAGCCGTCTAATAGGTATCTAATTATTCTAAAGGTTGTTAATACAATGGGAGTAATACTATTAACAGTCAATCTATTATTTATTTATACAGCCTTTTCTTTATTTATTTAGGGAGGGGGGCTTGGTAAACAGCATATTATTAAAACATAAATAACACAAGCTTTGTGTAGTTGTATTACCTGAAATAATAATATATAATCTAGTAGGTCGATTAAAAATAATACAAAATAAATATGAAGAAAAAAGAAATAGATATAGATGAAATTATAAATCAAATTAATTTAAGTGAGGACGATGTCTTCTCTCTTAATGAAGTAGTTAGAGAAGATAGAAATAAACTAAATTGGAGTGGACTTCACAAAAATTCTTTTCGTTTAAGGTTGTATTCTCAAGACTGTAAGAACACAAGACTAAGAGTTTCTAAACCTGAAACACTAAAACCAAAATACGATTATCAGATAACGAAGGACAATTTATTAAATTGGCTTCAACTTCAAAATTATGGAAAATAAAAACAATTTAGATTTATGGGAAAGAGTTGAAAAGACTGACCCTGACTTTGTAAAAGATGCTTCCATTGGAAAAAGAAAGATAACAGCCATTGACCCACAATACCAGTTAAAAAATGCCACAAGAGAATTTGGGCAATATGGTAGTAAATGGGGGTTGAAAGATATTGAATGGGGAATGATAGATATTGGAGATACAAAACTTGCAACAATATCAGCTATATTTTTTACACCAAATGGAGAAGTAGCAACTGGTAATTCAATGAAGATGTCTTATATGTCAAAAGGTTACGGAGACAAAGCAGGTTATATAGTAATTGATGATGATTATAGAAAAAAACTAATGACAAATACCCTTTCAAAGGAACTATCAAGACTAGGATTTAATGCAGATGTATTTATGGGTAAATGGGACGATGAAAAATATGTTCAAACACTTGCAGAAGAAAAAGCACAAGGAAAAGCTGAAATTGAAAAAGCACGGGTAACAAAAGACTTAGAAGAAATAAAAGATGTAGAAAAATTAAGAGAATACTACACAAAAAATAAAGGGCTAGGTGTAGAAATTGAAAAATTAATAACAGATAAAGGTAAAGAATTAAAAAAAGAAAATGATTAAATATCACGAAATGGAGCAAAAAAGTGATGAGTGGTTTGATGAAAGAAATAAACACCCTTTCACAGCAAGTAATGCAACTGCAATTAAAACAGCAGGAGCAGGATTAGAAACATTATGTTGGCAATCAGTAGCAGATAGACTTTCAAATGTAAGAGATAACTTTGAAAGTGAAGCAATGAAGAGAGGAAATGAACAAGAAGCACTTATATTAAGTTCCTTTGAATTACAATCTGGTATCTTTTTAAAAGACATAGGTTTTGTAACGAACAGTAAATATAAATTAGCAGGAGCTAGTCCTGATAGTTATACAGATGAAGAAACAGTTGAAGTAAAGAGTTTTGGTAAAGTAAAATATCTTAAACTTTTAGCTGAATTTAAGGAAACAAAAAGCTTTGATATTGAAGGAAAATACTATGACCAAATACAGTATCAAATGATGATTATGGAAAAAGATAAAGGTTGGTTTGTTGTAGGTAATTCAGATATGAAAGAGCCAATTATTTGGAAATTGATTGAAAAAGATTTAGAACTTCACGAAAAGTTTAAAATAGGTTTAGCTGTTGGAGAACAAATTATTATTAAAATAGAAAAAAAATTATGTCTAAAGAAATAATTAAAATAGACGAGATTACAAAAACAGTTTCAGATTTAACAAAATTTGAGATTACTTGCGATGATTTAAAAAAAGAAGTTAAAAAAACAGCAGATATTACTGTTGATAATTTAGAAGATAAAGTTCAAATCGAAAGAGTGAAAAGAGGTAGAATTGATTTAAGAAACATAGAAATTGATATTGAAAAACAAGGAAAAAGTTATCGTGATGTTTTTACAAAAGTAAATAAAGATATTATGG